ATAGGATAAATTATGGCAACTTCAGGAACAGCAGCATTTAACTTAGATTTAAATCAGTTAGTCGAAGAAGCATTCGAGCGATGCGGTCAAGAACTTCGTACTGGATATGATCTAAGAACAGCACGACGAAGCCTTAACTTATTAACTGCAGAATGGGCAAACCGAGGAATTAATCTTTGGACAATTGAAGAAGGATCTATAGCTTTAACAAATGGTACAGCAACTTATAATTTACCTGCAGATACAATTGATTTATTAGACCATGTGATTAGAACAGGGACAGGTCAGAATCAACAAGATATTACAATATCAAGAATATCAGCAGATACTTATATATCGATCCCTGCTAAGAATGCAACAGGTAGACCGATTCAAGTTTGGATAAATAGACAAGCAACTCAGCCATCAATTAATGTATGGCCTACTCCAAACCAAGATAATACTTATACATTTAAGTATTGGAGATTAAGACGTATACAAGATGCAGGTACTGGAGTTAATACTCAAGATATACCATTTAGATTCTTGCCTTGTTTAGTTGCAGGACTAGCATTTTATTTAAGTATGAAGTTACCTAATGCTGGAGATAGAACTCAGTTTTTAAAACAAGAATATGAAGAACAATGGATGTTGGCTTCAACAGAGGACAGAGAAAAAGCAGACTATAGATTAGCACCCCGTCCTCAATATTTGTAAAGGTTTAACATGGCTAATAAGTTTACCTCAGGCAAAAATGCAATAGCCGATTGTGACAGATGTGGGTTTCAGTTTAAGTTATCACAGTTAAGAAAGTTAACAATACGAACAAACAATACTGAGATCAAAGTATGCAAAGAATGTTGGGAACCCGATCACCCACAAAATTTACAAGGTATGTACCCTGTAGAAGATCCGCAAGCAGTGCGTGATCCAAGACCTGATTTAAGCTTTATCCCTGCAGGAGAGTATAGTAGTAGACAAATTCAATGGGGATGGGACCCTGTAGGATTAAATAACCCTTTGAAGTTAGAGGGATTAGAAGATGACTTACAAGCAAACGGCGGAGTAGGCACGGTTACAGTAACAACAACTTAGGAGTATAATATGAACAAAGATAGAAAAGGTGCTAAGGTAACATATAAGCAACCAGAGAACTATAGCGAAGATATTTCTTGCTGTGGTTACCCAGAAAAAGATGTGAAAACAGAAGGCGTAGTAACACGTGGTAATGGTGCTGCAACAAAAGGTACTAAAGCTCGTGGCCCAATGGCATAAGGATAACTAATGAATTACGCACAATTAGTAGCGGCAATACAGTCATACACTGAAAACCAGTATACAACTACTGATATAAATACGTTTATACAGAATGCAGAACAACGCATATACAATACAGTTCAGTTGCCTGACTTACGTAAAAACGTAACAGCTAATATGACAAACGGTAATAAATATATGTCATTACCAAGTGATTGGCTAGCTACATTTAGTATTGCTGTGATTAATGCTAATAACGAATATACATATCTTTTAAACAAAGATGTAAACTTTATTAGAGAAGCTTTTCCTGATACTGATTCACCGTTTTACGGAAAGCCAGAGTACTATGCTATATTTGATGATACAACAATGATATTAGGACCAACACCCGATGCAGACTATAATACTGAGCTTCATTACTATTATTACCCGACTTCTATTACTACCGCTGGTAGCAGTTGGCTTGGTAACAATTTTGACTCTGCTTTACTGTATGGAAGTTTGTTGGAAGCAGCTGCGTTCCTTAAAGAGGAACCTGATACGGTAGCAATGTATACAGCACGATATAACGAAGCAATGCAATTATTACAAAACTTAGGTGAAGGCAAAAACAGACGCGATGCTTATCGAAGTGGACAAGAAAGGATACCGGTGATTAACCGATGAACATAGAAGAATTAAATTTAGGTAATATTAATTTTGAAGTACATACAACTGAAGGACGTGGACATACTCCTGAAGAACTAGCTGACCTAGCGTTAGATAAAATTATGTACGTCAGTAAAGATGCAAACCCTTTAATTAGGGATCAAGCAGAAGCTTTTAAGGGCTACATTAGACAAGTGCTAGTGAAATACTTAAAACAAGCGGTAACATCTGACCGCACAACTTTAGCGAATAAACTGCGTCAAGCAGGGCATTCAGATTTAATTAAAATTTTGGAGATTTAAAATGGCAATTTCTCAAGCAATGTGTACGTCGTTTAAAGTTGAATTGCTTAGTGGCGGTCACAACTTTAACACAACTAACGTAGCTCGAAGCGCAAATACACAAGACGTGTTTAAGATCGCGTTGTTTACATCATCAGCAACATTAAATGATACAACCACAGCATACTCAACATCAAACGAAGTACCGAGCACAGGTAACTATTCAGCTGGTGGTAATACACTAACTGTATCAGCTGTTCCTCAAGCATCAAGTACTACAGCAATTTTAGACTTTGATAATACTACATGGTCATCTGCAACAATTACTGCTAACGGAGCTTTGATTTATAACAGTACTAACAGTGATACCGCTGTTGCTGTATTAGCATTCGGTGGAGATAAAACTTCAACCAATGGTGACTTTACAATTCAGTTTCCTGCATTTGATGCTTCTAACGCTATTATTCGTATAGCTTAATAGGAACGATCAATGGCATCGTCTACTGAATATATAGGATATGGTGAGGCCCCCTGGTCTGAAGGTAGTTGGGGTCTAGACGTACTTATAATTTCTGTAGACGGAGTGTCTGCAACAGCGACACTTGGCGATGAAACTGTAGTTGCTAAAGCTACTGTAAGTGTTACAGGTAATGCAGGAACTACTGCGCTAGGTGAAGAAACTGTTGTAGCTAAAGCAGTTGTTGAACCTACTGGAGTTAGTGCTACAGGTAATGCAGGCGATGTAACTATAGAAGGTATAGCTGCTTTTAGTGTCACTGGAGTAGAAGGAACAGGACAAGAAGGTACTGTAGTAATTGAATTACCTATATTTGTTTCAGTTACTGGAGAAGAAGCTACTTCTGCATTGGGTGATATAACCCTTGAAACAAATAACCTTATTGATATTACAGGGTTAGTTGGTACAACTCAATTAGGTGAAGAAACTGTAGTAGCAGAAAGTAATGTAAGTGTTACTGGAGAAGTAGGTACTACAGCACTTGGTGATGAAACCATAGTTGCTAAAGCTGTTGTATTACCACTTGGTATTTCTGGTACAACTCAGTTAGGCGAAGAAACTGTAGTAGCTAAAGCCGTAGTAGAGCCGACAGGAGTTGACGCTACTGGACAAACAGGCAATGTTATAGTTATATCTAAAGCAGTAGTATTACCTACAGGCGTTGTAGGAACAATGCAGCTTGGTGAAGAAACTGTAATAGCTAAAGCTGATGTTCCTATTACAGGAGTAAGTGCTACAGGAGATGTGGGTAATGGACGGTTTACTTTAGTGTGGGGTTTAATAGATACTTCACAAAATGCTAACTGGGTACAAATAGCAGCATAAATATAAGGATAGAAGATGTTAGTAAAAGCAAAAGAAATTAATGGTATAATTACCAATAGATACGAGACTCACTTAGAGTGCTCAAACTGTGGCATGGAAGTTGATGCCGAAGAATATAATTCAGGAACCTGCTCTGATTGTGGTGCCGCGTGGGATGGTAAAAAACACATGACCGTTCACGTAACAAGCGTACCAGCGACAGGACAATCACAATAATACGAGGTATATAAAATGGCAAGTACATATTCAGATTTAAAATTTGAGTTAATTGGTACTGGCGAACAATCAGGTACTTGGGGTGTTACAACTAACACCAACTTAGGAACAGCCATTGAAGAGGCTATTACAGGTTCAGCTGATGTTACATTCGCAAGTGCACAAGTAACTCTAACATTAACAGATACAAACGCGACTCAAACAGCACGTAATTTGAGACTTAATTTAACAGGTACATCAGGTGGTGCACAAAACTTAATAGTTCCGGCTATTGAAAAACTATATTTAGTAAACAATGGTTGTGCTGATGCAATTACAGTTAAGAACTCTACCGGTACAGGTATTGCAGTTCCAGCTGGTAAAGCGATGTTAGTATTTAATGACGGTACAAACGTAGTTGATGCAATAACTCATCTATCTTCATTGACATTAGCTACAGCATTAGCAGTAGCACAAGGTGGTACAGGGGCTTCTACGTTAACTGGATATGTTAAAGGTAATGGCACATCTGCATTTACAGCTCAGTCAGTTCCAATTCCTGTAGCTGACGGTGGTACAGGCGCTACTACTTTAACTTCTAATAATGTTATCTTAGGTAACGGTACTTCAGCCCCTAACTTTGTTGCGCCTGGATCATCAGGTAATGTATTAACATCTAATGGTACAACATGGACATCTGCTGCAGCTGCGGCTTTTGATTCTGGAACAAGAATGATGTTTGCTCAAACATCAGCGCCAACTGGATGGACTAAAGATACATCTAATTATGATAATCACGCTCTACGAGTTGTTACAGGTGCAGCAAGTACTGGAGGTTCTGTTGACTTTACAACAGCATTTGCATCTCAAACGCCAACTGGTTCTGTAACTATTACAAGCGTTACAGGTAGTGCTGGAGATACTACTCTATCGACACCTCAGATTCCAGCCCACAGCCACACTATATCCACTAGGGATGCTTCTGGTGGAACAGGTTACGCTCAAAGAGCAGGTAATGCAAGTCCTGCCTCAGCAGGCACAAATAATCAAGGTGGAGGCGGATCTCACAATCACCCATTCAGTTTTTCTAGTGGTTCAGGTACATTTAGTGGTAGTGCAATTAACTTAGCTGTAAAATATTTAGATGTAATTACAGCTACAAAAGATTAATAGAAAGGTGTAAATGAGATTAGAACAAGGGACTTATTGTCCTTTATTAAAAAAAGAATGTATTGGTATAAAATGTGCATGGTTCACTAGAGTACAAGGCTATGATACTAATACAGGAAAAGAAGTTGATGAATATCAATGTGCAATTGCCTGGATGCCTATGTTAATGGTTGAAAATTCCGGACAACAAAGACAAACAGGCGCGGCCGTAGAATCATTCAGAAACGAAATGGTTAAAGCTAATGAAAATAGTATTAAGTTGTTAGCTGAAACATCAAAACAAAATTTATTAGGAGACAATAAAAAATGAGATTAATTGTAATCAAAGAAACAAATACTGTATTAAAAGATGGTCAAGGTTATAATGATTTGGACTTATCATCAGTTGCATTTCCAGAAAATTTCTGGGCATTACAATGGTATGACAATAATACTGGGCATATAGAATATAATAGTCCTATGATTCAAAATGATGAGATTACATCATTACCATCATGGGCAAATGATTGCGTTGCAATCTGGCAAACTGCTTATGATGAAGAACAAGCAGCTATAGCAGCAGCAGAAGCAGAGGCACAGCAAGAAATTTCAGAATAGCATATAATTGATACAAGAATTACAAGATAACTATTATGTAATAGTAGACAATTTTATTACTCCAATACAAGCAAGTGGGTTATATAATACATTTAAAAAAGATATAGAAGATAATCCTCAAGCATTCATTAAAGATCCACAATGCCCAAAGTCTTTTGCAATATATAATCATAAACTTTTTTTATCTTTACTGTGTGATAAAGTTAACTTGATGAATAATATTATGCAAGAATCAATGCTACCTACATACGCATATTCGAGATTATATCAACATGGTGAAGTATTAACAAAACATCTTGATCGTCCATCATGTGAAGTCAGCGTAACTTTACATTTAGGTGGAGATACTGCTTGGGATATATGGTTTACAAAACCAAATGGTGAAGCAGTTAATTACAATTTAAAACCTGGGCAAGCTGCTATATACTTAGGCATGGTATCAGAACACTGGAGAGATGCTTATATTGGAGATAATTATGGTCAGGTATTTTTACATTATGTAAGAGCTAATGGCGAACACTGGCAACATTACTATGATCGAGTAAATAATGGATGCCTTAGATAAATATATTATAGTAATAAAAAACATTATCCCACATCAATTATGTGATGACATTTTAAATGAATACAAAGATTCTAATGAATGGCAAGAATCTGGGGTTAGTAATGGTGAATCAAACAAGACTATAAGAAACTGTGATACTATACAAATATCACAACCATTTGTAATACGAGATAACAATAATAGATTTAAAATAGATCAGGAATTATTTCAAGTTGCTGCTAATTGCATTAACCAATATAATAATTTATTTCAACATAGTTCTATACAACAAGATACAGGATATGAATTATTAAGATACAAAGAAAAGAGTTTTTATATACAACATGTTGATTCTTTTTTACAAGCACCTAGATTAGTCAGTTGTTCTTTACATTTAAATGATGATTATGAAGGTGGTGAATTTGCTTTTTTTAATAGAACATTAAAGTATAAATTAAACAAGGGAGATGTATTAATGTTTCCCTCTACATTTATGTACCCACATGAAGTTATGCCTGTAACAAAAGGAACTAGATATTCAATAATAACTTGGTTTAGATGATTAATTAAAAAGTTAAAAAATAATGTATAATATTGCCTATAAGTCAATACTTTTGGGGCAATTAGTTGAAAGATTTTATTTGGTATCTTAGCGTTGCTATAGGCGCTTCTTTCTTTTTGGTGTTAGCAAACTATGCTTTTGCTGATTCTAAAACAGTAATTGAATATAAAGGTCAACCCGTTCCCTCAGCCATGGCACCATCCATGTCTGCATTTTCCCAAGATGTATGTGCTGTTCCTGTTTCAGGTGGAGCTAATACAGGAGTCTTTGCAATTTCAGGGGGGACTGTTATGACAGATGATAACTGCGTAAGACTAAAAAATGCAAAGGCTCTACATGACATGGGGCTCAAAGTAGCAGCAGTGTCATTACTCTGTAAAAATCCAGATGTTTGGGATGCTATGGAAATGTCAGGCAGTCCTTGCCCTGTTATGGGATCAGTGGGTGATGCTGCAAGAGAAGGCTGGTGGCAACTTGATAAAGCTAGATTTAAAAAGCTTTATGGGTCAAACTATGAATTAAAAACAAAGAAGCAGGTGAAGGTCGATGAAGAGGTTACTACTCAGCCTTATAATCCTGATACTAACTAGGAGTAATGTATATGCTTGGTCGTGTTATGCAAATATTGAAAACAACCAAATCGTTACTGGGACACTATACTGTGACGGCATTGAACTGGATACGTTCCTTGAAACCTATCTCTGTGTACCAACAAGTTATTGGGTCAATGACCCGTACTGTACAGGCTATCAAGCACAACCCGCGTGTAGTAATACAGTGGAGTATCAAACAATTGCATGTACTCAGCCTAACACTATTGGCGTGGTTAATCAAAGCCGCGATTATTATTGTGAAGCTGATACATACGGGCCTTGGGTTACTACATCCGAAAATTGTAGCCCTGCACCAGCTACTTGTATCGAAACGGCAGAAAGTAGAGAACTAATATGCCAAACTGGTTACGAAGGAACAATAACACAGGTAAGAAGCTTTCAGTGCTCAGACCCTTATGGTCAAGGACAGTGGACAGATTGGGTAGACTCAAACAACACTTGCGTACAAACACTAACAAACCCAATGAATTTAACAAGTCCAGTAAGCCCAGTCTCGCCTATTGGAACTACGCCTTCAACAAACCCGTCGACAGAAGTCAGTCAATCCATGAGTGCTATAACCACACCTACAGACAATGTAACTGCGCCGGAAAGTGTGCAGATTCTGACTACGACGATGCCAGAACTTATGCCGCCCCCGAAGGTGGAGTCTGGAGAGGTGCAACAGAGTTCAGACAAGAAAGAAGAAAAAAAAGAAGTTACTACGAACAGCTCAGAAGGGACAGAGTCGCAGCAAGGCTCAAAGCCAAAAGAAGAGCAGAAAGAAGAAAAGAAATTAGAGTCTAAACAGGAAGTCAAGGTTCCTGCAGGTAAAGAGCTAGTACCAGGATTTGGGATAACCATGTCACTGGATATATTAAACAACGGCCTCGAGCTGCAACAAATACAATTGAACGATATATTGAATTTAGTACAGGAACAAGAATATGGACAACAACAAAACATTCTCCTTGACTTTATCCTCCCGGACGATGTTAACGCTGGTCTTAGCGGCATTGCCGGTGCTAGGTGGAGGAGCTTATTGGATGATAACCCTTTACAATCAGATGCATTCGGTTATTGAAGAATTTGATGGATCAAAAATAGAAGCATTAGAAATTAAACTTCAAGCACAACAAGAACGCTATATGGAGCTAATGCAAGCTAATATTAAGTTACAAGAAAAAGCCAGTGACGCCATTGCCCTAGCTCGTGAATCAACAGCAGTCAGTAAAGGAACTGCACGCGAAGTAGAAGCGTCATTATCAAGTATACGTAGTGAAGTCAATGCGGCTATATCAGGCGTAAATGACAAGATGAAAGCACTACAAAAAGCAACAACAAATAGATTAGATATTAATTAAGGAGCAACAATGTTAAGTATATTATCAGGTATTTTAGGTTTTGCCACATCAGGGCTCCCTAGTGTATTACAATTTTTCCAACAAAAAGGAGACCAGAAGCATGAATTGCAAATGGCTAAACTGGATATGGAACGAACTCTCGCTCTCGCCGAGAAAGGTTATGCGTCACAAGAACGCATTGAAGAATTTAGAACAGACCAAGTTGAAATGCAAACTTATGCAGAAGAACGAGTCGCCCTCTACAAACACGACGAAAAACTCCAAGAAAATGCGAGTCCTTTCATTCGCAGTCTCAGTGCTTCTGTGCGTCCTGTGGTCACTTATTGTTTTGTGTTCCTCTTATTGTTTACTGATATTGCTGGTATGGTATGGGCTATAAAAACAGGAGTAGACTTTACTACAGCATTAACATTAATATTCTCTGATGAAGAGATGGCTATTGTAGCTTCTATTATTGGATTCTGGTTTGGTTCTAGACACTGGGATAAGAAGAGATAATGAAAACTTCTGAAGAAGGAATCAAGTTAATTAAGCATTTTGAGGGTATTAAAAACCGCCCTTATAAATGTAGTGCTCGTGTGTGGACCATTGGCGTGGGGCATGTTATTTACAATGCTCAACTACGCTTAAAATTAGCTGACAGAGATTCCTTTAAGTTAAAACCAGAAGATGATAGAATATGGTCTAGTGAGGAAATAGATGATTTACTTAGAAAAGATTTATTACGCTTTGAAGCTGGAGTACTTCGTCTGCTGGGTATTGTGCAACCAAAACAGTCTGAGTTTGATGCTCTTGTCAGCTTTAGCTTTAATCTTGGTTTGGGAACATTTCAGCGCTCGACAGTTCGGTCTGCATTTATACGTGGTGATAAGGAGACTGCTGGGGAGACGCTATTAAAATATTGTAGAGCAGGGGGTAAAGTGTTACAAGGGCTGCAACGTCGTAGATTAGCAGAACACGCTTTATTAATGCGAGGATAATATGGCACTAAAAAAATTAATATTTAAACCAGGTATCAACCGGGATAATACAAATTATGCTAATGAAGGTGGTTGGTATGAAATGGATAAAGTTCGGTTTCGTTCTGGTTTTGCTGAGAAAATTGGTGGGTGGCAAGTTCTAAACTTTGAACCCTATGCTGGACAATGTCGTAGCTTATATAATTACCGAACAACAGACGGCAGCATAATTACAGGACTAGGTACCAGTGAAAAGTTTTATGTGCTTGTTGGAACAGCTCTATACGATATAACTCCTGTTCGAGTTATTTACACTTCAGCGACTACACCCTCAACAGATAATTGTTTTGACACAACGACAGGGTCTACTACAGTCACTGTAACTCTTGTTGGACATGGCGCTAATGATGGAGATTATGTTACTTTTGCAGGGGCTACTGCTGTAGGCGGTGTTCCATCAGGTGAACTAAATACTGAACATCAAGTATCTAATGTTACGGCGACAACCTTTGATATAACGGTAACAACAGCTGCAACTTCTACTGTATCAGGTGGAGGCGGTACGTCTATTACAGCAACTTTTCAAATTCCTATTGGCTTTGGGGGTAACATTTATGGTTATGGTTGGGGTACAGGAACATGGAGCCGAAGTACATGGGGTTCTGCGTCGACTAATCCAGTCTTACTCCCTCCACGAATTATTTTCCAAGATCAATTTAACAATGATTTAATCTGGAATATCCAAGCAGGAGATATTTATTATTGGGATTACACTTCTAATTTTAGTAACATTTCTGTTGGACTAAATACTTTAGCAGGTTCCCGTGCTGTACCTGAACAAGTAGGTGAAGTTATGTTTGCTCCAAGTGGACATCTTCTTGCTTTATCTTGTACTGAATATGGAAGAACAACAACTACAGGCGCAGTTATAAACTCAATTACACGATCAGGAACAACAGCAACGATTACAACAAATACATCACACAGTCTATCTCCATTAGATTGGGTTGAGTTTAGCGGACAAGCTCCACAAGTTTATCAAGGCGAATACCAAGTTGTAGCCACTCCTACATCAACAACGTTTACAGTTACCTTACCGTATGACCCAGGTTCAAATGCAACGACTGTAGGAACCTTTGTATCGATTGATTATTCAGGAAACTTTGACCCATTACTTATTCGCTGGGCTAACGTTGATCCTGATATTGGACCTCAGCCTGAAGAATGGAAACCTGAAATAACTAATTCAGCAGGATTCTTACGAGTAAAAGACGGGTCTCAAATTATTGCAGGTTATAAAACAAGACAAGAGATTCTTATATTTACTGATACAGCAATTAATACACTTCAATTTTTAGGAACTACGGAAGTATTTAGTTTAAATTTAATATCTAATAACATTAACATTGTTGGACCTAATGCTGTGGCTGAAGCTAATAATATAGTTTTCTGGATGGGGCACGATCAGTTTTTTATCTATGATGGTCGAGTAAATACCTTACCTTGCTCACTACGCCAATACATCTTTACTGATATTAATTTAGGTCAAAGCCAACTTATATTTGCAGGAACAAACCGAGAGTTTAATGAAATTATTTGGTTCTATTGTTCAGCTAATTCTCCAAGTATCAATCGTTATGTCATTTACAATTACCAAGAACAGATTTGGTATTATGGTACATTAAATAGAACAGCATGGTTTGATTCTCAAATATTAACTTCTCCATTGGCTGCAAGTAATGGGTATATTTATGAACACGAAATTGGCAACGATGATGGTCAACCTACAGGACAAGCGCCACTACCTATCAATGCATACATACAATCTTCAGACATGGCCATTGAAGACGGAGAAAATTTTATCTTAACTAAACGAGTTATCCCTGATGTGAACTTTACAAACTCAAGTACTACAAACTCGGTAACAGGAGCGACCATCGTGCCAGAAGTTGAGATGACGGTTGGTGTACGTAACTTCCCAGGAGCTTCTAATAATACAAGTGATGTTGCAGGGAATACTTTAACAAGAGATGTGATTACTACGGCATCAATAAACCAATATACAAACCAAGTCTTTGTAAGAGCACGCGGTCGTCAGATGAATTTTAAAATAGCGTCAAATACAGTAGGAACTCAATGGCAGCTAGGTGCTGTACGTGTTGACTTTAGACCTGATGGAAGGAGAGGATAATGGCTATTATAACTTCAACAAAAGGACCTAACTTAACTAATCCAAGTTCTGAATACCAAAGAGAACAGATGCTTCAGTTAGTCAATCAGCTTCGTATTTATTTTAATACTATTGATGCTAATAACAATGCAATTAAAACTAGGGCTGACGGACTAAATACATTGCACTGGTTAGGAGATTATTAATGGCATTTCAAGATATTACAGGAACCCTTTTAGCTCAATATGCAGCGACTACAAATTACATTGCAGTTTATACTGTACCTGCTAATACAAGAACTTATGTAAAAGACATTACCGTGATGAATACTACAGGGTCAACGAAGCATATCTATATTAGTTTAGTTCCAGATCAAGGCACACCAAGTGCTTCTAATGCTTTGTTTTATAACACAGTTTTACCTGGATACACTACGCTTCAATGGACAGGCGCACAGATTATGAATACTTCAGATACGATTCAAATTAAAGCTGATGCTGCGGGATGCACTGTTAATATTACTGGAGGAGAAGCTCAATGACAATAAGTTATTATCCTCCGTTTGGGTCAAGTCCAGAACTTCCTATTAATGTTAACTTCCAAGGTACTACAGGTTCTGATGCGTTCGGACGTTTACGAGTATCCAATCCGTTAACTTTGTTTGATAGCAAGAATGTTGGCTCTAAGAATACATTGTTTGATGAAAGTACAACAGGCTCCGCAACAGTTACTTACACAGCTAATTCTTCTCAAGTAAATTTAAATGTAACAGAAACAACAGGTGATAAAGTAATTAGACAAAGTAAACGAGTCATGTCCTATCAACCTGGTAAGTCTTTATTGTTATTTAATACGTTTGTGATGCATGAACAAACAGAAAACTTACGCCAAGCGGTAGGTTATTTTGATGCTAATAATGGTATCTTTTTTGAAGATACAGGAACAGCCTATCAGATAGTGAGACGCACTTATGTATCAGGTTCACCTGTTGACACAGACATAACTCAAGCAAACTGGAATGGGGATAAGTTAGATGGTACAGGAGCAAGCGGTTATACATTAGACCCTACTAAAACTAATATTCTTTATATGGATTTGGAATGGTTAGGTGTTGGTGCAGTCAGAGTTGGCTTTGTTATTGATGGTAAATTTATTGTTGCTCATACTTTTTTAAATGCTAACAACTTAACGGCAGTTTATATGACATCACCAAACTTGCCTATTAGATATGAGATTGAAGTATTAGATACATTAGCAGCAGGTACGTATACATTAGGTCAGATATGTTCAACCTGTATATCAGAAGGTGGGTATGCTCCAGAAGGTACACGACATATGATTGGTACTTCTCAAATTAATGCAGGGGTTAACTTAACAACAGCAAATACTTATTATAATATTGCAACGATTAGAATTAAATCAGGTCGACCTTATGCTGTCATTATCCCTGCAGGATTAGATGTACTTAATATATCTAACAACGATTTTGAATGGGCTTTATTTGTTAATGCAACACCAAGTTCAGCTTTTAGTTATACAAGTTTTAGTGATAATGTAGAATACGATTTAACAACAGTTGACTTAACCAGTACAGGAACTCGTGTAGCAGGTGGTTATATGGGGGGTAAAACAGCTCCATTTACTATTGGTGGAGAAGGATTTGCATTTGCTTATCAAATAGGTCAAACCATAGCAGGGGTATCGGATACTTTAACGCTTGCAGTTAGATCAGGTTCAGCTAACGGAGATGTTTCTGGACTGCTCAAATGGTATGATTTATAAGGCAAAACAGTTTATACATAACATAAAACATGGTATTATACAACTTAACAACGGATTAATCTATGGAAAATAAACAACTCGCACAAGGTATAGCTTCTTTAGGTCGATATGGTGATACTACGTTGATGCATATGCGTCCTGACGAGGTAGCACAACTCACAGCTATTTCAAAAGCAAACGGTGGGGACATTACTATTAACCCAGATACTGGAATGCCTGAAGCATTTTTGGGTAATTTTATCAGTGCTTTAGCTCCAACAGCAGCGGGTTTAGCAGCAGGCGCTGCATTTCCAGGAGCTCCATTTTTAGCCCCTGCATTAGCAGGAGGAGCAACAGCATTCTTACAAGGGAAACGAGACCCATTAAGTATTGGTATGGGCGCATTGAGTGGATATGGTGGTGCTCAATTAGGTAGTACTTTAAGTGGATTTGGTGCAACTAAAGCAGCAACTCCAGAATTAGCAGGCACCGCAGAAATAGCAGGGGGAGCCGGTGGAACCCCAGTAGCTGATGTAGCTACAACAGGCTCAACAATAGGAGCAACAGGCGGAACTACAGCAGGAGCAAATACTTTTGGGCAACAACAATTTATTAGTCCATTTAATACTGCAGGTGAATTTGGAGCTCAGTCAGTTACAGGAGCTTTAAATCCAACCTTACCTGCAACAACAGGAGCTACTTATGCTGGACCGACAGGTATGGCTCAGACACTACCAACTCCTCCAACACCGGCATATAGAGGGCCTGTATCAAGCGCACCAAGACCTAATTTTGGCGCAGCTCCTTCATCACCTAAAGATCAATTAAGTGCTATGGCTGACTACACTGGTGATACAAGTATGATGCAAAGTAAAAGACTAGGATCATTTGAACAAGGTATAGACTTAGGTAGAGGTTTAGCTGAAACAGGTAAAGGTTTTGAAGCGGCAATGCAAGATCCAATGGGTTATTTAAAATTTGCAGGTAAAGGTAGTGCTTTGATGGGCGGAGTTAAAACTGCATTACCCTTTGCAGGAGCTGGATTAGAAGCATATCAAAAAGGTATATACGAAGATTTACCAACATACGAAGCTTCAACGGCTGGACGATATGACCCAACAAGAACACTTAATCTAGGCATGGATACAGGATTACGCTTATTGGCTAAAGGTGGACAAGTTAAGAGATATCAATCGGGAGGTATGGCTATGTTTGGTATAAATCCTCCTCCGCCCCCTCCAGAATACGGTATTGTAGATGTTGGCGGTAACTTTGTTAAACTCGGCGAAAAAGAAGGCCCAGGATTAATTACTAAAGATCAGTATTACGAAACTTATAAATTTAAAGAGCCTGGTTATACTGCAGAAGCAAATAAAGAACAAGGTGATGGTGGTGATTTCGAATCTAAAGCAGGAATACAAGGCGGTGCAGGTGGAATAAACCCAGCAGTTGCACTACAAGCTGCTCAAGGTTATGCAGAGTCACAGCAATCTAATTTAGATGAACAAGGTTTAGGCACATTAAAAACAGGTGGTAGTGTAAGACGCTTCCAAATGGGTGGTACAACTGCAGAAAAAAATATGTATGGTCAACAAGACTCTAATGAACCTGCAGGACTTGGTTCATTAACTACAGCAGAACAAAACTTGCCTGGAAGAATGGGTATGGCTGGAAGAACTGACTTACAAAATGCAACAACAGCTGAACAGAATATAGCTAGAGAACCTATGCAAGAAGCTGGTACTGTAGTCACTCAACAAATGGGTAATGACTTAGCATCAAGGGCAGGAGAAACTTTTTCTAGACTACCTGTAATACCAGGTGATGCTAATAATAACATGGCTAAAATTTTAGGTGTTGCAATGCAATCTAATCCTCAAGGATTTACAGTAGTTCCTAATGAAACTATACCCCCTACAGGAGCGCCTACTACAAGTTTAAATTTAAACACAGGCACACAAGAGCAGATGGCAATGGGTGGAAGAGTTAGATATGCTGAAGGTGGAATTAGTGTATTAACTCCAGATGATGGTAAAATGTTAAATGGAAATGGCGACGGCGTAAGTGATGATATTCCAGCTATGATTGAAGGTGAACAAGAAGCTGCATTGTCTGACGGTGAATTTATAGTTCCAGCAAGAATCGTATCTGAATTAGGTAATGGTTCATCAGATGCAGGAGCTAAAAAATTATATGCAATGATAGACCGAATCCAAGCAGCAAGACAACAAACAATGGGTGACAATAAACAATACGCAAAAGATACAAATGCAGAAAGGTTTCTACCTGTTTGAAAAGATTAGAAGTTGTAAGTCCTAATCACATATATCATGTTTGGGACAAAGTAAAAGATTATTTAGCCTCGGGGTTAGAATTATCAGGTGGAGAATATAATGTTGACCACTTAAAATTATATCTAACTTCAGGACAACAAACACTGTTGATTGTTATAGATGATGAACAAAAAATTCACGGTGCATTTACAATTGAAATAACTAATTTTCCTAATGAACGTATAGCATTTACTACGTCAGTAGGTGGAAAAGCAATAACAGAGCAATACCTGTGGGAAGAATACGAAAACTGGCTCCGAAATAATGGGGTTACTATGGTTAGAGGAGCTGCTCACGAAACGGTAGCAAGGCTTTGGAGAAGAAAATTTGGTGTACAAAGTAGATACATCATTGTGGAGAAAAAATTAAAATGATTAACTTATTTAAAGTATTTAAAACACTTATTGGTTTAGACCAAGACTTCTTTACATTCTGGGGTGGAGGCTCATCAGGAGGTGGCGGTGGTACTTCTGAAACTAAGTCTGTGACTACGAACTTGCCTGAATATGCACAGCCGTTCTATGAAGAACTCTTAAAGCAATCTGGTAAACAAATTTATAAAACAGATTCTTCAGGTAGAGTAATTGGTGTCAAAGAATATCAACCCTACACAGGCCAACGTGTAGCTCCATTCTCAGCAGAACAACAAGCAGTGCAACAAGAAGTTGCGGGTATGACTACGCCAGGTGCTTTTCAAACAGCATCAGGAACATTAGGAACAGTAGGAGCCCAAGCAGGCACTGCAGCTCAACAAGGTTTAACTCAAGCATTAGCTTATCAACCAGGTACGATTACTCCACAACAAGTACAAACGGGTCAATTTACTCAGCCCGGTGTAGCTCAAAGCTATATGGACCCTTATACACAAGCGGTCGTTGATGTACAAAAACGTGAAGCGCAAAGATTAGCAGACATACAAAAACAACAAGCAGCTCAAGCTTCTATTGGACGCGGCACTTTTGGTGGGGGCCGTCAGGCTTTAATGCAGACAGAACAAGATCGTGCAACACAAGACTTATTAAATAAAATACAAGCTGAAGGTGGAACAAGAGCATTCCAACAGGCACAACAAGCTTTCCAAGCTGACCAAGCAAGACAACTACAAGCAGCGCAGGCTAACCAAGCAGCTCAGATGCAAGCAGCACAACTCGGTCAACAGGCCCAACAATTTGGTGCAGGACTAGGCAAAGATATAGGACTAGCTGGATTAGCAACAGGGTTAGAGACAGGTAAGGCAACAGGTCAATTAGGTGCGACACAGCAGATGGCAGATCTTGAAAGATTAAAAGCACAAGCAGCCTCAGGTGCTGAGAAGCAAGCACTACAACAAGAGATTGATAACTTAGCTTACCAACAATACAAAGAACAACAAGATTATCAAAGAGCATTACTCGAGTATCAATCAAATATTCTACGAGGTACTGCAGGTGCATTGGGTTCAACTCAGGTGGCTTACGCACCCGCTCCAAGCTTAGCCTCACAACTCGGTGGTCTAGGTCTAGCAGGTCTAGGTTTATATAATGTACTAGGTAAACAAGGTTAAGATTATGGCTATTACAGGATTAATTGCAGATAAGAACATGAATCCCATCACGGACCCAAATCCAATTGAGGCGGTTGAAAATTTAAAATCATTACCTGATAATACATTAGCTAAGTATGCACAAGATAAAGGTAACCCTAATGCAACCTATGCATTAGTTGTGTTGATGCAAAGACTAAAAGCTAGAAAAATAGCTGAAAAAGAAGCTCCGTCAGATACTACAGTTGCTGAAGATGTAGCGCAAGACGTTACAGGTGGTGGTATTGCAGGATTACAAGGTGCTGCTCCTATGATGGCTGAACAACAAGGTGTAATGACAGCTCCTCCAAGCCCAGACCAGTTAACTACTCAAGGCGTAGGATCACTTCCAGCTCCTAATGTAGGACAGAATTATGCAGGGGGTGGTATTGTTTCGTTCCAAGAAGGTGGAGATGTAGGCTTTCCCTCTAGCTATTCTCAGCTTTATCCAAGTCTTGAATTTATAGGAACAGGGCTAGGTGATGTTGCTAGTTATTTAAATCCTTATTCATACCAAAAAGTTATTGATCCTGTTACTGGTCGAGTAGTGTCTCGTACTGAGTTAGAAGGTGGTCGATTCGCTGACACTAGAAAAGTTATGGAGCGAGAACTTAGACAGGAAAGAGAAAACAGACAAGAAAGACAAAGAAAAAAATCTATTGCCGAGATACAAAAAGAACAAGCAGATTTTGCAAGAAGAGGTGTTGTAGATCCTAGCCTTGCTGCGTATACAGGGGATAGAAGTATGATGGAAGCCGAAGGTATGAGAGCAAGAGATGAATCTCAAGGACCTGTTGTAGAAAAACCATCATTAGCAGAACGTGGAGAAGCTGAAGAAAAACAAAGAAGACAAATAGAAACAGCAACAGATACTACAACTCCATTGATTGACCAAATAGTTCGAGAAGGCCGAGATACAGGCATCGATAGTTTACGTCAAAAATATACTGAAGAAAAAGGTATACAAGATTATGCTGAAGATGTAAGAAAATCTCAAGAAGCATTAGGGCTAGATAAGGATATCTATGCAGACATGGCAGCGGAAGTTAAACGTGATAGAGAAACATTAGCTAAATCAAAAGAAGAAGCAGCTGGACTATCAATGATTGAAGCAGGTTTAATGATCGCAGGGGGAACATCACCGAACGCATTAACTAACTTAAAAGAAGCAGCGCCTGCTGTAAGAAACTTTGCTAACTCTGTAAGAGATTTACGTGCTGAGGACAGATCGTTGAAAACTATGGAATTCCAGATTGCGTCAGCTGACCAAGCTATCAAACAAGGACGTGCAGATAAAGCTCTGGCTATGCTAGAAGCTAACAGAAATAGATCATTTGAATTAGATAAGATGGACTTAAACAACCAACAAACGGCCATCCAAAAAGAACTTGATAGACAAAACAATATTAGGATCCAAGAATTATCTAACAGGAGACCAACTGATTTTGATAGACAACTTACTGCAGCTAAACAATCAGGTCAATATAATGATGAAAATGGTAAGTTTAACTATAAAGAATTTTTAGGTGATTTAAGAAGTAGAACTCAGTTTGATAGATTAATAGACGCGGCTATGAAATCTGGACAATATACAACTCCAGAGGGTCAGTTTGACTTCCAAGCATTTATGAAAGATTATAAACCTGGATCAACATCAGCAGGTATAGATGAAGATACTATTGTCAGGGCATATACAAATGCTGGAGGAGATGTTGGAACTGGCATGACCTATCAACAATTCAAACAACAATTTGTGGGCGGCTCTGGTAATGCTTTTTCAGGATTTTCAGCAACTCTAATTCAATAGTAGGAGTTTAGATGCCTTTATACGAAGTAACAGCTCCGGACGGCAAAAAATATCAAGTTAATGCTCCTGAGGGTGCCACCCAAGAGGACGCTATTGAGTATGTAGCTACGCAAGTTATACCTCAACAACCCGCTCCACAAGAAGCAACTGCAGGAGTAGGTGAAGCCCTTATTGGTGGGGCTAAGCGTATTGGGTCAGACATTATTACTGGTGTTACTGCTCCATTTGTAGGTGGCGAAGAAGCTGCCCAAAGAGGTATTGCAAGGCAAGAACAAATTACAGAACGTCCTGGAGCAAGCCTCGAAGAAGTCCAAAAGAAATATAAAGAAGAAGGTGCATGGCCTGCAATCAAAGAGGCTATCTCTCAAATACCAAGTGCAATCACTGAACAAGCTCCATTCTTAGCAACCATGTGGGCAGGGGGTAAAGCAGGTGCGGCACTTCCAGGTACTCCTCAAACAAAAGTTGTTACAGGTTTTATTGGCGCAGCCCTTGCTCCATTCCTAGCTCAATCAGGTTCTAACATCCAACGACAAGTTGAAGAACAAGTAGCAAAAGGAGAAGACCCTAATGTATCTATGTCAAAAGCTTATGGTGGTGCAACAGCTCAAGCCGCGTTAGATGTATTCTCATTACAGTTTGGACTAGGTAGATTACTAGGAATTAAACCTGCTCAGTTCGGTACCCAACAAGCTGAAAAACTCGCCAAAGAAAAATTAACATTAATGCTAGCTAAAGGTACAGGTAAAACTGCATTAGCAGAAATACCAACTGAGATGACTCAGCAATTAATCGAACGAGCACAAGCGGGATTAGACTTAACTTCACCTGAAGCGGTGCAAGAATATTTATCGGCAGGTTATACGGCTGGATTAATCTCTCCAATCGGGGGTCCTGTTCGTGCGATGGAGCGAAGTGATGCTCGAAACTATTTAGCAGTTAAAGAAGAACAAGCTAAACAAGCCATGCAACAAAGTTTAGATGCAGAGATTGCTCGAATTAACGAAGCTAAATTTACTGAAGAAGAAAAGCAAAGAAAGATTGCAGAGGCTGAAGCTAAAGCACGAGCCCAACGAAACGCAGTACTTGCAAACATCTATACTAATCCAGGCAAGACTGTACAAGAAATTATTGACGAGGCGACAGGCGTAGCTCGACCAGCAGAAACTAAAAAGTCATTAGAAGAAAGACAGAAAGCACTTGAAACTCAACTTGATGAGAAAGCAAGAACCTACAAAAAAGCATTAAATAGTCCTTCAGGCGTATTTGCAAAAGACCCGTTTACTCAACAAGAATATGAATTAACAACAGGTGAGTGGCTGGGTCTTACCAGTCCTGATTTAGTATCGGAAATAGAAAGCTCAACTCCTGTTGAAGAACGGGGTGAAAGATTAGCTACTGATCCTGTTACTGAGACTACATTTATAGACATGGGTATTGGTCGTACAGCTAAACTTCACACTGCTTTAAAAGGTTTAGACCCACTAAAAATAGAAGACAATAGAGTCATTAGAAATACTCTAAATAACTATTTAAAAACTCGAGAAGCAGAAGACCCTCGTGCAGTAGCAGTACAAGACTATTTAAATACAATCCCAACAACAGAGGAACTAGAATATGAGCCAGCCATCAGAGACCGACTTAGAAGCGATCTTCAAGTTTCTGGACAACCCGTACCAATATCACCTGCCGAAGCATTTGCAGGGTATGACGGAACTGGAATTGATAGGGTACCAGACAATATACGAGAATTTGCTCGAGGAGAAGAGTCATTCACCGATACAATAGAAAATGACCTAAAAGCTTTACGCGAAGAGATTGCAAAACCCTACAAAGGTGAAACTCTTAACTCTCGTATTAAAAAACTAGGGGGCATTCTAACTAAAGACTTTAGAGACTTAGCAGGGGATAAATCTACAGCAGCATTAAATTTAACTCCAGGTCTAGCATCTAATAAAGGTAGAGAATTAGGTGAACTTATTAATGATGGATTATTAGACGACTTTTTACCGTTCCATTTGCAATCAGCTCCTGGATCTGATACTAGAGAAGCAGCTCAGTATTTAATTGGTCAGTTAGTATCTAACACCCGAACTATTCCTTATGCTGAACAACGTGCTAGAGATGAACTACAATTACAACACGATCAGCTATCTGAAGCATTATACTTACAAGAAAAAGAACCACAGAATCAACGCGCCGCAGAGTTTGGATTAACTCCTCAAGAAGAAGACGCTAATGCTATACTACGTCAGGAATCCGCAGCGATAAAAGAAGAAGGTGGAATCTCACCAACGGAAGAAGTTCCAGGCGAAACTATTGCAGAAGCTCGTGCTAAACCTAAAGAAACAATTGGTCAATTTTTAGACAGAGCTACACCAGAAGAATTAAAAGCATTTAGCCGACAGCAGCTTGCTAAAGATATGTCTGACCAAGGAAGACAAAGACGCCAAGAAGCTATCCAAGCATTGCAAACTGAGCGTGAGACATTAGTAGAGGCATTCAAAGATACAAGAGACCCTGCTCAACGTAAAGCTATCAGGGAACGGGGTACAGCAATTGATGGAGAACTTAAAGCTCTAGGTTATAAACCTCAGTTTGCTGAAGCTCCTACTACTCAAACCATTGAAACATACAATAGAAACCCAGTCTCTCAAACCGAAAAATCTTTAATTAATGAAGCAAAGGAATTTTTTAAAAACAAACTAAGATCTGAAATTAATACAACAGGAAAGAATGAATATTGGAATCAAGGCGAATTCATATTCACAGGTTTTCAAAATGGAAATAAAAACAATGCCTATCTTAACTGGAACTTCGCCTTTGATAATAAACTTAAAAACTCTAATTCTAATATACGGAGTACTGAATTACAACGGGCAGCCTATGCATTAGCTAGACAAGAGCTTGGTGACTTTGAAATACAACTTGATCCAGTGTGGGGAGCACCTGATGTTCAACCTACTCAACTTGCTGAAGCGACACAACCTGAACTAATATTTGAAAATAAACCTATACCTAAACAACTTATAGACCAATATAGAAAAAATCAAGCGGCAGAAGAAAGAGCAAACGTTAGCATGTCAGGTCCTAATAAAGCAGCGCAAACAAGAACATGGCAAACTTTAAGTAGAATGTATACAGATTTCTTAGGTGTAGATCCAAGAAGTAATTGGACAATGTCCCCTAGATTCTATGCCTTACAAGACATATTACAAAGAGAAGCAACTAAACCAACTCAACTTGCCCAAACTCTACAACCACTTCCCAATACAGGGCAAACATCTGAGTCCATAACCAGCGTGTTAGAAGATGAGTTTGGCACTAATGTGCGTAATATGCAAAGACGGGGTAGACTACGTATTGTTGACTCGGTCGATCAGCTGCCTCCAAATGTAAGGGGCCAAGCAACACCGCGTTCAGTCGGAGCTTTTGACGGAGAGACTTCATATATTATTGCTGACCGAGTTAATCCCCAAAATGCTAGACGGGTCTTATTACACGAGGTAGGTGAACACTATGGCTTAGAAAGAATGCTAGGCCGGGACAATTATAGATCTGCGTTAAACCGATTAAAGACTTTGAGAAACTCAGACGACGTAGTCAGAAATGCCTGGAACCAAGTCAAGCAAGCTTACCCTAAATTAAAAGAAGGTTCAGACCCATACTTAAAAGAAGTCATGGCTAAGGTTGCAGAAGAAGCACCAAACATGACCCTTGTTACTAGACTACGTGGACTTATTAAAAACTTCTTAACACGACTAGGTTTATATAATCCTGATACATTTACTTCTCGTGACTTACAAGATTTACTTATCCATTCACTACGTAGCAGCTTAGCTAAAGATTTAAACCCAGTCCTAGCTCAAGGTGGTATTCAGTTAAGTGAGCAAGAAAGAGCTGAACTGTTAGGTATGACAGATGAATCCGTACTAGACATGATTGAACGCCATGCAAACACTGTAGTAGATAATGTAGGTAAAGGGTGGGTTACAATGATGTCTCCTGATGAGTTTTTACAACTGACTACATCTCCTAGTTATAGAGAGACTTTAGAAAAACAAGTTGAACAAGGTTTAGGAACATTTAAAACTTCTCCTCTAAAGAACAAAGGTAAATTTGATATAAAAAGCATGAAGCCGATGTTCTTAGAAGTTTCTGATTTTCCAGTTCGAGACGCAAGTGTAGGAGATGGTATACCTTTTGAGTATACTCCAGAAGGAGGGTATGACACTGAGGTTATCAAAGGTGTGCCTCTTGGTGTAGATGTTAAAGGACATGAAGGGCGACATAGAGCCATTATGGCTAAAAAAGCCGGCATAACACAAATGCCTGTAATGATATTTAGTAATACTGCAAAAACAAAACGCGATGTTATTCAAGAAAGAGATGGCCCTACACTAAGAGCTCAAGTTGAAGGACAGCCTTCAGTAGATTTAGCCTCTGAAATGATACCAATAGACTATGCTAATGAACAGAATATAAGAAACATGATGCAAGGTACAGACATTCAGTTCATGGAAGTACCACCTGATATGCAAGGCACTGCCGTGTTTGGTAGACTTGATGCTAGTGAACAGTCATTCTATAACAACTATGTAAACCGCTTTGATGAGTTTAGACAAAGTCCTAGAGATTCACTTCAAGATATGTTTGTTAAAGGGCGTATCAATATAGCAAGTTCAACTGCAGGTGTTGAAGAAAAATTAATTAAAGACTACAACGGCGCAGTGAATGATGCGATGAATAATGTTCGAGCAGACATTCTTTTAAACCAAGCTCTTGAATCAAACATTATGGCATCTCAAGCAGCAGAAGAAGGTAAAGTAGACTTCCTAGATAATGGTTTGGCTAAGGTTGTACCTGATGAAAACAATATTAATAAACTTATTCAGCTCCGTGAACAGCTCGGTCAAGAAGTAGGCGACCCAACTAGAGCTAAGTATCTTGTTCAGCACTACCTAGTAGGTAGACGATTCAAACGTGAAATAGAACTTAATGCTCAACGTGAACAAAACATAATTAATCTTAAAGCAATGATCGTTGAACAACGTAGAATCTTACGCGACTCACAAGGTAGAGGCCAAGCTGAGCAAAGAAACAATGCTGAAAAATTAATGGATAGATACAAAAAACTAATTGAAATGAATCGTAAGGCGATGACAGATATTACTGATGAGCAAATAGCCGCGATTGGACCTGCCTTAGATTATGCAAATCAACATCCTATCCTAAATCAAATCGGTAGTGTAGTAGATGGTATTAACAGAAATAGAATTGATATGCTAGAAAAAGCAGGATACTACGATGCAGACACCGCTGCCTTCTATAGATCTAACTTAGGCTATGTGCCTTTATTCCGAGTAATTGAAGACCTAGACTTTATGCATCCCGGAACAAAAGAATACTTCCAAGGGTTTGCTAACTTAGGTCGTGAGTATGAGTTTAGAGGTTCTGAACGAGATGTAGATGATGTATTAAATAACATGTTGAAACAACACTTCTGGGCAGTTAATGCCGCTGTACGTAACAATGCTAACTTCCAAACAGCTAAAGCATTAGGTATGCACGAGACTGTAACTGATCCTGAAACAGGTGCAGAAGTTGAACGACTGATGACTCTAGATAAAAAACCTGATGGTAGAGCAGGTGAGTCTGTTGCTCCAGTCTATATCAATGGTGAGCGTAAGTTTATCGAATACAGTGATCCTAATTTAGCTATCGCTATACAAGGTGCGGTACCTGCATTTACAGGAATACTTGCATGGTTTGGTCAAGCGTCTAAGATATTTAGATTAGGTATTACAGCTAACCCTATATTCCAATCATACCAAGTAGTTAACGATGCTATCAGTGCAGCATTATTCTCAGGTGTTAAGAACCCATTTGCTTTAGGTAAAGAAATTATAGCTGGGTTTGCTAAAGATACTTTCAATTCGACTGATGCAATTAATAAACAAATGGCCAGACTAGGTATTGCAGGTGGATACGGTAAGACCGCTAGAGATATATTTGAACAATCAGAACGTAAATTTAATTTGGCAAACAATAGCTTAATCAAAAACTTGTATGATAAAGCTGATAAGTTTGCATCTAAATCAGATCTTGCTCAGCGTCGTGGTATATTTATTCAAACCCTATTAGAGACTGGTGGGGTACGTCAGCCTGATGGTAGTGTTCAAGGTGGTAATGAAGTACTTGCTATGAATAGAGCATTAAACATTATTAACTGGCAGAAACGTGGACTTGCTACTCCTGTTCGAGCATTGACTCATGTTGTACCATTCTTAAATGCCTATATCCAAGGTATGGACGTTCTGATGAATGCGATTCGGGGTAAAGGTATATCAGGTCAAGAATCTCGTAAAGCTCAAATGTTATTATTTAAAACTGCTATGACCCTTATGGCACTGAACGCTATGTATGCAATGCTAGTAGCAGGTGATGATGAGTATGATAAGCAAGATGATAGAACTAAATTTAGAAACTATTTCATTCCAGGCACAAACTTTAAGATGCCTGTACGTGCTGAGATTTCTTTCTTAACTAAATATTTACCTGAACAAACCTATCAATATATGTTAAAACGAGGTACAAACGATGAGCCTGATTCAAGAAAATTAGCACAAGGTTTCTCAACGGCCTTCACTGATGCTATGTTAAGCCCGAACTTATTTCCTCAATTATTTAGAGCAGGGTTTGAAGTAGCGACTAACTATGACTTCTATAATGATAGACCTTTAATTGGCATGGGATTAAATAGACTAGCTACAAGTGAACAATACAATGAAAGAACTTCGCAGTTTGCTAGATGGATTGGTGCTAGTGGGATCGTTGCTCCTATTAATGTAGACCATTTAGTACGAGGTTATACAGGTACGCTTGGATCAACTGCATTATATTTAACTGATTCAATAGCAAACTTATTTTATACAAATAAACTTCCTGAAAGACCATTACGAGAGCTTCCAATTATATCTCCTCTTATGATGAGACCAGAGGGTCGAGACAAACTCAATGACTTCTATGATTTAAAACAAATGTCTGATGAAGTTTCAGCCACATTTAATAACTATGTAAAACTTGGTAAGGGTGAACAAGCTCGTGAATACAGAAAAGATAATGTAAAACTAATGGCACTACGAGGACAAATTAATAATATAAACAATAGACTTAAAACTATTAGAGACCAAAGAAAATTAATAGTTGAAAACCCCAGAATGTCTGCAGAAGTTAAACGCGAACGCTTAGAGAAACTAGATAAGATGATGAATGCTGCAGTGATAAATGTATCTAGATTAAGAAGAAACGCAGGGCTATAGTATCCTCCAACACCGAACACCCATGCAATTATCTTTTATTGTTTGATATGTTTTAACTTTTACCTTAGCCCTCTTAGCCCCTGACTCGATGGCATAAATCAAGGGCGAAGGCTTCAAGGTAGGGATAAAGAAACTATCCCCGACTTCCATAAACTCAAACGGAAATATCCATTCAGGTTCAGTATGTAGACTCATTTGAATTTTCTATTGAAGACAGAGTATCTGCAAATTGTTTCACTGGAAATACGTATGCTTCTACGTTAACTGCTGATGTTGCATCTTTCCAATTAGCACCTAGACGCTTTCTAGCTTCTTTAACTTCAATTTTTTTCTGTGACATCTGATACATAAACTCTCTTGAACTTACCATATTCTCTGCAAGAAACTTTCTAAACTCTGGCTTAGCAATGTAGATAAGGCCATTATCAATTTCAGCTCGAATAACTAATGGCATGCGAGGTTCCATCACTATCTTATCTTCTTTAAATGCTAAGATACCTGTTTGGTGTTGGTTGATAAATTCACCGACTAATGATTCATAATTTATGTTATTAACTTTAACTACATTGTCTCTAATGTTTATCATTTCGCCTACAATCTTTTGATATATACGTTCTAAATCATAATCTACAATGTCTGCCTTAACTGCTATCTCACCTGCAGTCATAGTTGCGGCTACTAAGTTTTCATAGAATCGATATGAAGTATCTTCTCCAAAATCTTTTCTAAACTTATCTGTCCAGTTGTCCATCATACTAAGTACTTCTTTATCAGAATATTTAAATAGATTGAAGATAAAATCTCTGCCTGCCCAACCATAGTTGTATCTAAACTTATCAAATATATCTTTACCGAGTGATGCTTCGTCTTTTAATATCTGAGGTTTTCTTACAGAAAATTCTATAAGTCTGGCAATCTCACCGTTAGGATCTTTTTTTAGTATGGATAACTTATCATATAAAGAATGATTGGAAGTAAATATTGCAACTAATGATGCTGACATTTCATGGTCTCGCTCGGCATTAACTGAGGCCTGCATACGAATCTTTGCTTTACCATGAGATATTTTATGTATTAACTGAGACAGTTCTCGAGGTGGGATATTACTTACTTCATCTAAACCAAATGGTAAGTTATGTAAACCTAAATATCGACCAGTCATTCCGTTAGCTGTTGCAGTTTGTTCTGTCGCAGAGATGTCCTTAGGATTAGCCCATACAGATAAACACCCATACAATGCTCCTGTTTTAGCGGCACCTGATTCACCAGTCAATGATATGGTAACACCTGATGTTGATGTTCTATCCATTAGTACAGATCCAAAACCTGACAATAAACAAAACGCATGAAGTTCTAATGACCTGTTGTTCAAACGATTTGCAGCTTCTTTCCATATTTTGTAGTCGCCTTTTGGCACTAAATGTTTTGCTAATGCTTTGTTGGCGGGAGATACGGCAGATGATATTTCTTTTCCTTTTCGATTAAGCTCTTTGTCTCCTATAACAAATACTTCTTTGTCTTCTGTCCATCCCATTTGCATACGCATAACTTCTGCGGCACTTAAAGATGTTAAGTGATGTCCCCATTTAATAATATAATTTTGCACGAGTTGCCCTCCTTTTGGGTCTGTGTTAAATAAAACGCCTTGAGAAGCTATAATCTCTTTTAGTTTTTCTAGAGCATATACCTTACTTATAGGCAATAAAAATTCTCTTTCGGGGTCGTGTGGTAATATTGCTTTCATTAACAAACACTCTCCATCCAGAGGACTATAAATTCTTTTCTCCGGCCATATATCATATAGAGTAACTAATACAGGGTCAGATTGTATAGGCACTCCCTCTTCATCATACTTAGGAGCAGGCATGTAATAAATACCTCCGTTCTTACCATATACAAATGGATAAATTTCTTCAGGTAATGTACGAAGCCCTCTTGATAATGGGTTTGATTTTTGTTGTTCAAGTGTCGTCACTGCTTCAACAGGTATAGCTGTTTGATAAGGTATCTCTTCTTTATCCTCAGCAGTTGCTATCTTAAACACCTTACCAATAGATAATGGATTAGTTATCTTGCCTCGATGCGGACACCCTTCACATACACCTGGATTCACACTATTAAATGTTTCACAAGAATGGGGCTTACCTTGTGTTTGATTTGCTTTTCTTTCTGTCTCATCAGGGCTATAGCTAGGATAGTCTTCTGAGATTAAATGAATTGCAGTATCACGGTCTTCACAATGTTGGGCAATAGATAATCCCGAATACCATAGTGGCTCGGGTAAAGTCTTAGCATTATCTAAAATAAATTTGATTTGTTTACATCCTTGTCCCTGACGGGATAGCTGAACTATCTTCTCAAAACTATTCTCAAAGTTATCTAACTTCAATAATTTGCGTTGATCTTCAGACATACCTTTAGGAATGCTTTGTAGTATGTCATTCAATGAGGGCTCAGTCTGACCAAGAAAATCTCTAAACTCATCAAAGACATATACAGGTAGTTCTTCATCTATTAATTTAGTTGGACTAGGTGGGTTTGTTTTTAAATTAAATGTATTTGGTGCACGTAAGATCCTAGCTAAGTCTGCTGTTACAACAGGATCAATACGAAGCCCACTAGAGATACATAAATTTTTAAACTTCTCCGCATAAGGTTTCCATTCCGTTGCATCAATGTCACGGTCGAATAACCAGTACGCATGAATGCCTGTACCCGAATCAAGTTTTATAGGAGGAGGTAGATCTGCCGTCGCAGTAAACTCATCAAGAGCTTTCAATGCAACTTCTTTAGACTCATAACCTTTGCCCTCTCCCACATCTAAGTCTACAAAGAATGACCGCACGTACATCGCTTCATCAGCTTTACGGCTATATCCTTTGAATGAACTTAGTGCAACAAAGACGTTTGTGTTTTTGTTTTTGAACTCATTGATAACAGGTTCAATTTCATTAATAGATTCTACAAATTTATGTTTAGGTATTTTACTGGTAGGGTCTATTGCAGTTATACAATACACGCCATTACTAGGTAGTGCTTTTTTATAAAATTCTGTAATCATATTTGCAGTTGCTTTCTATTTTTAAAGTCAACAGTATTCCCCCATAAATTAATATGGTTTTTTAAAATTGGGTTGGGACATAACTATTATACTACTTCCTTCAAAGTTTGCTAACAATTTTTTCTGTTATAAAATTTCTTGCCTGCGAAGTACTTAGTACAGGCAAGTTTCCCTTGTTTAAATTATCTTCAATAATATCCATAAAGCGTTCTACCTTTTCTACATTCTTTTGGTTAACTACTTTGCCCCTGAACCAGTTATATACTGACATACGTGAGACGGCCATAGCGTCGGCAATCATACTAGGTGGCAGATTGGCTTTAACACAAAGTTTACCAAACTGCACACCTATACGTTTTTCATTCAGATCATTCAGGCTCAATAAATATTTTTCACTATATGATTTAGCCATATATCTCCTTAGTTTTTAACTGACCATTTTTTAATTGTGTTAGAAATATCTACTGGTTTTTTAACTTCGCTCGAACCAGAATCTTTTAACTGTGGTTGTTCAGCATCAACGTCAGACTGCGGTAGTGTTTCAGCAGATAGAGGTTGTGGTGCTTCAGCTTGTGGTTGAACAGGTGCTTCAACTTGTGCCTGAACAGGTGCTTCAACTTCATCAGTCGGCTTATAGATAGATAATTTAACAGCGTTTGTAGCTACTTCTGATTGTGCTTGTTTCTCAATGATTGGATAGTCGTTTGGATTAACTGCTCCAACAGGCGAGAATAAAACTTTAGGCACAGGTGACTTAGTATCAAACTGCATCTTAGTAATAACTCTAGAAGCCGCAACATTGTTACTTGCTAACATCTGCATGTATGGTCTAAAGCCCCACTTACCACCATCTTCTTTTTGCCAACATGAAGTAGAGGGCAATACTAATTGTAATACATCACCGTTTGGATCATCAGGTAATACAACTGCTGTTCTCCAAGACAATCTACATTGTGATCCATTAGCCGCCACAGAATTCTTTACACTGTATGGGCATTGATCGCACGATGCTGATGGTGGATTAGGTACATCTTTGTCAGGTGTTCTCGAGTCGCTTGACCAACAACTCGGGGATACTTTCTCTCCCTCTTTATAACTTGATGCGTAGTACATACGAGAAGCATTGTGAGCCATCTTAACAAAGACAACATTCATGTGCCTATCTTCTATACTACCTACTTCTTTACCACCTGCGTATTTTCTAAATACTCCGCCCTTAATTGAGATTCGTTTTGGGCCTGATGATATACCACCAGCAACGGCAAGTGTATCTTCATCAAGACCAGTCTGAACTAGGGCCGGATTCTGATTAATTAAATTTGCTAATTCGTTAGCCATATAATAACTCCTTATGATTTACTAGGTTTTTTAACTACAATACTATACTCTCTAATCGAAGTGACCCCGGGTGGCAGTCCATCATTGCCGTGTGTGACTAGGTATTCTTTTAGATTTCCGCTATGTAAACGTTGTTGCATTAAGTCTATGAGATTATTTTCTACAATGAAGGCTTTTAAATTTTCCCAGTCATTGCATATAAAGTTTTCTCGGAGGGTTTTGATGATCGTACCCTGACTTGTTTTAATACTATCGGCATTGATTTGATTACATTGAGATAGTAATACTTCTTCTATCTGCGCCATCTCAGCTTTTAGTTCTAAATCTTTCGATTCATATTCATGTTTAAGTCTGTCTCGTTCACCTCGTATCTTTAAATACACAGACACAATATCGTCGAGACCTACTTCTTGAGTGGTGACTTCTTCACTCATTTTAAATCTCCTTTCATAAATTTACTTAATAGTTTTTTAACTGCTTTTATTGACGTGAGTGCATTCCGATGAGTATTAGTTACATCATCAGCAAATTTCTCAATATCAACCTCGTAACTAGATAGCGTGGTTAATACCAATGCCATCATAAATAATTCGACTTGGTGTGGGTGTTCACAATGTTCTTCTATAAACTTGTCTACCTCACGCCGTAATACTTCAAACTCTTGTTTCGGAAAATCCATTACTCTAATATCTCTCTATATAAATCAACTAATTTAGTATGCAAATCAACTTTACCCTGTAACATAGCATACATTTTTTTCTCTACGTCTGAACCCTGTATGTGTACCACAGTCATCTTGTTCTTCTGACCATAGCGATCAATACGGGCGATACACTGTAAATAAGTTTCAACTGAAATGACTGGTGACCAAAAAACTATTGTA